GGCCCTCCAAGCCGCAAGCGGCAGTTTAACAGTTGTCGCGTCTGACTACGTGACTCCAAGCGGAGAAACACGTATGCCAGGTCCACCACCTCCTCTGATAAACAGGTCTACTGTCACTCAGGGCTATTGGAGCCGAGAGCAGCGGTATGGCGTTCCGGGCACGGGTGCCTGGAACAGTAGTGTTGGAAGCAATTCCAGCTTCCTTAGGGTGGACTACAAGGAGCCTCCGAAGCGGACATCGGTACGTCCGGACTTCACGAGGCCACCTACGTCGTACGATCGCCGGGCATTAACGACGTCCGGTCTGATCGGAAAGTGTTATTACGAGTCGAAGTTCGGGGCAGTCGGTGCGAACTGCTACCAGAACCACATGAGTGGTAACGTGACACCTGCGCCAACCATGGCGCAGCTGTTACCTGATGGTGAGGGCTGGAGTCTCAGTCTTTACGACCAGGCACTGCACAAGATGTACAACAACTTGAGCAGGACGAAGGTGCAACTTGGAACCATGATGATGGAGCTGAAGAAGACCGTGTCGATGTTAGACACGGCCTGCCTTCGCGTCCTAAAAGGCCTTCGGGCCTTTTCCGATCTAAAGAGGAAATACGGGCACGGCGGAATACGCTATGCTTTTAAGACCTCAGATGATTGGCGTCAGTTCCTGGCAGACAAGCCAGGGGCTTTGTGGAAGGGCTCGCAAGAGATCCCTGACCTATGGTTGGAAATGCAGTTTGGCTGGCGCCCCTTCATTGGGGAGCTCGAGGGCTTCGCCCACGCACTTGCGGAGATGGTACACGGAGGGGTCGTCCCTGACGTGACCGTACGTGGTAAGGCTACTATGGACGATGACAGGTTCTTTAACGTCAACGTCGAAGGTGTGCCTACAGCTCGAGTGAAGGTTACCGTACCGCGTAAACAGCGTTGCTTAATCGCAACGCGTTGGCGGCTGGATGCCATGCAAACTGATGCCCGGTTCCTAAACATTCTGGGTCTTAACAACCCGATGGCGGACTTCTGGGAAGTGGCGCGGTGGAGCTGCCTGGTCGATTATGTACTACCGATCGGCAAGGCACTCACCGGCGTTGCGGCGGCACAAGGGCTCACCTACGTGGAGGGCTCGATAACCCGAACGCGCATTATTGGCTCTGGAAAGGGACTTAAACAACCCATTTCCTTTAAGGGACGGGTCGAACCAGATGACGGAAACGTCACTCTCTGGAGCGGCTCGGACCTGGGCGGGTACTGTCATGGTATCAGGATGCAGAGACTCCTTCTGGGGTTTCCTCCCATCCCTGCGCTGCGTCTACCGGATTGGAACAACCGGCTGAACGCAACACGTCTTGCGAACGTGCTCAGTGTCATCTCGTCCGTACTTCACGGACGGGAAATCAAGGACGTCCCTACAAGAACGTAGGGCGCCTCAACCAGGACATAGTCAAATGTCAATCACGCTGAACACCAAAGTGTACGACTACCAGGGTTTCACACCTGGAAATGCGACGCTCTACAAGGAGACATCGGCGGGCGTGCCCGCTGGCTTCTCCCTTCTGACGGCACGGAATACTAGTGCTATCGGGAAGGACGGTCGCGAAGTCGTAAAATGGTACTTGAAGTTGCCGTTAGTCGCAACTGAGTCCACCTCGTGCTCTTGCATCGGGGAGTTGCTGGGCGAGCCGGATACCGTCGAGATTACGATCAAGATGGATCCGAGCCGTAGCCCAGCACAGCGTACGGACCTTCGGACTCGCATCACGAATCTGACCGCGACGGCTGAGTTTATTGCCTCCGTTCAGACGTTGAAGCAGCCGACGGCCTGATCGACCACCAACAATAGGCGTTACGCCTGAGGAGAAGTAGGGATGAGTTCCGTTACGGTACATCTCAAGTCGACGTCCGTCTCAGAAGCGATTATGGCCGCACTGCGGGTTGAGGGCCTTGGCCCTTATTACCCGCACCCTTCATTGGGTGAGGTGTGTGAAGGCCTCCCGAGTACCGATTTACCTGCGGACGAGTTCCGCGACGAGTATTTCCGGCGTGAGTTTTGCCGGAAGAATGCGTCCTGGGATATTCCAGGGGTGGATCGTGAAAAGGCCGCGCTCGAGCAATTTCTCGAGGCGGAAGCGGGCTGCGCTCTCGCAAACCGAAGATTTTCGGCGTGGCAAATTTGCCATAGCCTCGATCAACGGGTACTGTATAAGGCCAAACGGCTGATTGCAGGAGTTCTCGGTCCTTTCCATTGGGACCGAGTGTTGTCAAAGTGCGACTTCGGGCCGGGGGCATCCACGAGTCTTCCGCGAAAGCGGGCGTGGCCCCAGAATAAGTGGAACCCGAAAAGGGTCTCCCACGGTACGCAATTCGTCATGCCTTTGTATCAGACGCTGCGCAAGTGGTCGTCTGTGAACTTCAACCACAGATTCGCCGTGGTTGAAGGGAATAAGGTAACAACTGTCCGTAAGGACGCACTGAAGGACCGCTTGATCGCGGTAGAACCTGACTGGAATATGTTCTTCCAGAAGGGCATCGGTGGGCTGATTCGACATTGCCTGCAGGTGAGGTGCGGACTGCTACATCCTAGGGCTCAGGAAGAGCACCAGGACCTTGCATGCCTAGCAAGCGTGCATGGAACTCTAGCGACGCTGGATTTAAAGAGTGCCAGCGACACGGTTTCGCTAGAGATTTGTAGATCACTGCTGCCGCGAGATTGGTTCAGCGCCCTTTACCGGACGCGAAGCCCAGTCGGAACGATCGATTTCGCGGGTGTGACCAAAACTGTAGAGTATGAGAAAATCAGCTCTATGGGAAATGGTTATACGTTCGAATTGGAGACCCTGATCTTTTGGGCTCTGACTCGTGCAGTGTGCGGTAACGACGCGATAGTTAGTGTCTACGGTGATGACATCATCTGCCCGTCTGCGAAGGCGGAGTTAGTGATGCACACTCTCCAGAGTTGCGGATTCGCGGTTAACCCGCGGAAAAGCCACTGGTTCGGACCCTTCCGCGAAAGTTGCGGAGGACACTACCTGAGCGGCGTGGATGTTACCCCGGTCTATCTTAAACCGGATGACGATGTGCTCGATCTAACTGAGCTCATCGACTTGGGTAACAGGCTCAATCAGTGGGCGACCACTGACAGAGGCTTTTTGGACATGCGCCTATACCGAGTGCTTGAGGGCATTCGGGACTGGGTCCCCCAGTTCCTATGGGGGCCAGTTGGTTGCGCTGGGACTTTGTGGACCAGTGGAAGAAGGGTCAGTGACTCTCCGAACCGCTGGCATAAAGACTTCCAGGCGTACAAGCAGAAATACCTTGTACGCGCCGAAGAGCGTTATGAGTTATCAGAAGAGTTGGGGTTAGGTTCCCTCCTGACCTACCTCTGGACGAAACCGACAAGTGCTGATTTAAGCCAACGGTTTTGGCCAGGTGCTGATGACTTGAGTACCTCCTCTATCACGAAAGTGATGGGACATAGGGTGCGCATTAAGAGCCGCATCCTTGACGGTTGGGACACGGAATCGGATTG